TAAATAATTTTCTTTAGCTGTTTTAGAATTTGATTTGTTATAATGTAAAAATACTTGTCCACAATCTTTACCAGTAAACTCTTCTCGCCAATGCTCTAAATCACAACCAGAATATATTAACATGTCACCTGGTTTAAGATCTACTTTGATACCAGCTTGACCTGTTTTACCTGTAGGGTCTAAATATATCGGCCATGAGTCACCACCTAAATTTAATGTAGTAGATATCTCGCAAGAGTATCTATCTTTATGTCTAGCTAATACATCTCCTTCTTTGTATATTCTTGCATAGGAATACGTAGGACTTAACTTAATACCAGTGTGTTTTTCCATAACTGGTTTTACTTCTTGTAATAAAGTTTCCATAGCAATATCACTATAGTGTGAATAGGTATTAGGTACTTGCTCATCATTCCATATACCGTAATATTCTGTAAAAGGTGATAGATATTTTTGATCAAATAAAAATCTTGCAACTTCTCTTTTATTTAAAAAATATTTGTAAACAAACTCTGCTAACTCTTTTGATATTGCATTTTTTAAAACACTATATTTATTTTTTTTAAACGACATTTAACACTCCTTTTGGTATTGCTTGGCAGTTCCAATGTATAAATCTAAATGGACTATAGCCCATATCTACAATGTACTGATGAGGTAAATATGATGGAAAAAATATCATTCTACCTGGTTTAACTTTATAACTAATTTGTGAACTTGCATAAGTTACTTTTGTTTTATCTTTTTCTGGTAAAAGGTTCATGACATTACCTGGTCTTGGATCTTCAAACATTGGTAATGATGTAGACTCATCTGCTTTTAAAAAATAAAAACCTGATATGTGACCATTCCAATGTGTGTGTAATGTGTGATGTCCACCACCTTTTTTAGCAAATTCTTGCACCCATAATTCTGTTGTAAATAATTGATGACCTGACATATCAAAACCCATTTCACCTAATAAATTATGCGCTGTTGCACCAATATAATTTTGTAATTGTGCAAAGTTAGGATCACCAATTAGTGTTGTTGAATGAAAGACATGACCCATATCACCTTTGTCACCAAACTTTTTATTACGTTCATCTATTTGTGGTTTTAATGTTTTCTTAGATGCTTCAATATATTTGTCTGATGCTTTATTTAAACTATCTACAAATTTTGGTTCATCTGCAAACCATATAGGTGATGCGAAATATTGTTCTAATTGTAATTGTTTTGGATAACTAACTACTTCTTTTTTTATTTTTTGTTTTCTAGCTTTAGCTTTTTTCTTTTTCATATTATTTAAATGGATATCCTAAATTCCATATCACTAAACTGTTTCTTTCTCCACTTTTAACTGGACATACTCTATGCCATACAAAACTAGGAAATACAACTAAAGATCCTTTAGGTAATATTTCTTTACATTTTAAAATGTTGGGTTTTTTATCAGGATCAAGATTTCTAAAATCAAACTCTAGCTCACCACCTTTATAATCTTTTGGATCTGATAATGTTACTGTTACAGATAATTTTCTAATTTTACCATGCGATGGATCGTTTGGATGTTCTCTAATATAAGGTTTATCCCAACTATCACAATGCCAATCATAATATTGCCCTTTTTTATATTTTGTAAACTGACAAGACTCACTAAAATCCCACTCAAAATTCCAACCTGCATTTGCGTTTGCACTATGAATGTATGGTTGTATTTCTCTATATATCCATCTATCGTTCATCCAAACAATATTAGAATCTCTTTTTTTTTTTAAATCTTTAATTTGTTTTTGATTTAATTTTTTATCACCATAACCACCAGTGACTGCCATTTGTTCTTGAAGTTGTTTTCCGTATTTAGAAATATCATCACAAATTCTAGCAGGAACTGCTGATTGAAAATACCAATAATAATTTGTTAGGTTCATTATCTTATAAAACTAAAATTAATTAAAATTCTCAAATGTGTGTCTGTTTGACTTGTTCCGTAGTGTTCAATAGAATTGTCAAAAACAATTAATTTATTTTCTCTAGACTTAATTTTAATTTCTTGTTTATTGTCTATTAAAATAGTTTCTCCATTACAAGTGTTCATATGAAACACAGCGTTGAACATATTTTCTCTGCCTGTTTCATCATCTACATGTTTATTAAAAATAATTTTTTTACTATGATTTGGATAACAATTTAATTTTATTCTTGTTAAATAAGTCCATGATTCAATTTCAGATATTAGATGAGCAATAGGTTTAAAAAATTTATACCAATCACTATTTACGTTTCCTTCTTTATATAATAAATGAGCAAACATCATATTATTAGGTTCATAACTTTCTGTGTCGTACGGTTGGTAATACCAAGAAAAAGTATTACTAGTTACTATTGATTTTAATTCATTAAAATAACTTTGATTTAAAAAATTATCTTTGATCTCAAATGTTTTCTTCATATCTTTATGAAGACAAAACTATCTTATTTTTAACTTACTGTCAATGTACCGTTAACTGTAAAAGTAGCTACTTTTGTCCCTGGAGGTTGAGAAGTTATAGTGTTTGTACAAGGTGCAGCTGTAAAAGTTTTTCCTGAAGCTTGAGTCGCAGGGATTTGAATAATAACTCTTCCAGAACCACCAGCACCACCACTACCATTTGCTACAGGTGTAGAATTACCAGCAGCGCCACCACCACCGCCACCACCAGTATTTGTTGTCCCTGCCACTCCTGAAGGACCTCCTTTATTAGGAGCAGCACCCGCTCCTCCACCACCTGGTCCACCAGATCCACCAGATGGATTAGTACCACAATCTGTGCCTCCACCACCACCTGCGTATGTTCCGTTCGTTGGTCCATAAAAAGGTTGTGGAGAACTTCCAAATACAGGTGTTACTGATTTACCATTACCACCAGGTCCACCATGTGGATTACCTGATCCACCTGAACCAGCACCACCAGCTCCTCCACCACCACCAGCTACCCTGTCAGGACCAACACCAGTACCACCACTATTTCCAAAACCTACAGGTTGTAAAGGACTTGGCATAGATGGAGCTTGTGTTGAAGATCCTCCGGGATTTGCAGGACTCGGCACTTCACCACCTCCACCACCACCTGATCCTCCAGGTGCATTTGGAACATTAGGTTCTCTACCTATTCCTAATCCACCACCTTTAGCTGTTAATGTTATATCTCCAAAAACTACTTCTGAATCTACTCCTTTTGTACCATCTTGAGGACCACCAGCTCCACTTTCACTTGCTTCACCACCTGTTCCACCTCCACCAATTGTTATAGGTATGGCACTTGTTATAAATTGTGTAGGCACGGCAGGAAATAAAATCATACCTCCACCACCGCCACCACCATTTGATGGATTTGATGATGCTCCTCCACCACCAGCAACAACCATAATATCTGTTGAAATTGAAAAACCTACCTCTGGCCATGTGCCTTGAGACTTGGCTTGAAATTGACTTTGCATTGACCACACACCACTTGCTTTATTTAATTCTCTTACGATAACTATTCCTGGGCCACCATTACCACCTGCTCTTCCTGCAGGTCCTGGAGTTCCTGGACCAGCTCCTCCACCACCACCTGTGTTTACTGTTCCTGGATTAGGCGCTCCTCCATTACCGGCTTTATTACCACCACCACCTGTTCCACCAGCTCCACATCCTGGACCGCCACCGCCACCACCACCAGCATATACTCCTGAGTTAGGTGCTCCTGGATAATTAGGGCTTACATCTAATCCCGCTCCACCACATGAATTTGAACCGGCTGCTCCTGCTCCACCGCCACCACCAAAGTTTCCAGGGTTTCCTGCTCCTGGTCCTGGCGCTCCTGGATTACCTTCTGGGGGACTATATCCGCCAGCGTTTCCTGTACCCGCTGCTGCAGCTCCATTGCCACCGCCACCTGAACCTCCAGGTCTACCTGCTTGTTTACCTGGATCTTGACCAGAGTTTCCTCCGCCTCCACCGCTTCCACTATAGGTAGTCCCACAAATTACAATACTTGAAACATTTCCATCGGCTCCGGGTTGAATGGGAGATATTGGACTACATTGACCTGCTCCGCCACCACCAATAACTACAGCTCCTAAAGCAGTATTACCAGCTACAGGTATTTCTAAATTTCTTAAACCACCGGCTCCTCCAGCTCCTGATTCATCAAAAGATCCACCACCTCCTCCAGCAACAATTAAAGTTTTAACTAATCTTGTTCCTGGCTGTGTAGTGACAGCGCTAGGTGAGTTCGATGTTACAACTGTTTGAGTACATTTTCCAAACGAAACCTTATTCGTTTTTCCAATTACTCCGCCGTTTGCTGAGCCAACTTTTGATCTTGGCATTTAAGTGTCCTCCTATTCGGACACCCAAGCTGTGCCATTCCAATTATATTTGGTAGGTGTTTCCGATTCGTCGTTTGATTTAGTTGCTTCCCAACCTGTTGTGTTGTCAGCTTGATATTTTGTTTCGTTCCAAGAAATTATGTATCTAACATCACCTTCTTCTGTAACTGTTGGATAAGTTATTGGTGCTTGCCAATTGTCACTAGCATCTAATGACCATGAAGCGTAAGGTTGTTGAGATAAAAATTTATCTTTTACAGGATCGTAAACCATTCCGATACCTGCGTATTGTTTTCTAAAATTACTGTTGTAAGAAGTTTGTTTCCAAATACCACCTTTGAAAAAATTAATACACCATGTTTCTCCATCTTGGTGCATATCATTTTCTCCTAATGGTCCAGCTGCAGTAGTAACATCGTTACCCACCACAACAACTCTCTCTACAACTTGATGTGTATCTGATGTAAATCCTGTTGGATCTACTTTTGTTTTTAATTCTGCGAAATGTGCCATTTTTTTACTCCTTAAATAATTACATTTATAATTTAATTTTAACTTATAGTCAACGTTCCAGATACAGTAAATGATGCTACTTTACATCCTCCAGCTGGACTTGGTAATGTTGCTATACTATTAGTTCCTGGTGCTACAGCTAAAGAAGCACATCCTGGAAATCTTAAAACTACTATTCCAGACCCACCATTTCCACCTGCTCCTGCAGGTGCACTAGAACCTTCACCACCAGCTCCACCTCCACCACCTGTGTTAGCAGTGCCTGCTGTTCCCGCACTTCCTGGATCTGTTCCTGGTCCACCGCCTTGTCCACCAGCTCCACCACCTGCTGATGCTGGACCTCCAGCAGCTCCACCTGTTTCGCCACCACCGCCACCACCACCAGCTCTTGCTACACAAGACCCTGTTATTGAATCTGTAATACCTGCTCCTCCAGCGGATCCTGATCCTCCTGTAGCATCTGCTCCTTGACCGCCAGCACCACCGCCACCGCCACCACCATTAGGTGCTGGTGCAGTTGCTCCACCAGGAAAACCTTGTTTACAAGCTAATGCTGGAGAACTAAATACTGTACAACCATCTCCAGCATTTACTCCATATCTACCTCCACCACCCGATCCACCATCTTGTTGACCACCTCCACCACCAGTTGAAGCTACGTAATTAACTGATGAAGAAGTTCCATTTGCACATGATGGAGTTGCAGAAGCTGGAGGCCCTGACCCACCTGCACCAATTGTAACCGCATGTGGTCCTGGTTGAAAAAACATTTTTGTTCCACCTGGAAAAGATGATCTAAAACCACCAGCTCCACCGCCACCACCAGAATCTCCTTGTCCTGCTCCACCACCAGCAATAACTAAATAATCTGCTGCTACTGAACATGCTTGATCTAAAATATTTAAATTTGTTGAAGTTTTTATTTCTGCAATTTGATTAACTCCATCAGTTGATGTAACTGGTGCACATGCACTACATGTTGTAAAAATAACTCCTGCACTTGAAGGCGCTCTCGCGACCACGATACCTGAACCACCTGCTACATTAAGACCAGGATTATTTATACTATTTCTCATTCCTCCTCCACCACCACCGGTGTTAGCTGTTCCTGCTGTTGCAGCAGTACCTGGACTTGATTCATTTCCTCCTGATCCGCCACCACCAGCACCACCTGCGCCTACAGATGAATTACCTCCACCACCACCACCACCAGCGTATGATGTGTCAGTTCCTGTAATTGTATTTGGTGCTCCTGCTCCACCAGCACCTCCAACAGCTGGGCTTGGAACATTACTTCCTGCAGCGGTTGCCCCACCTCCACCTCCACCACCACCTGCGGCTTCTCCTGAAGAGCCTGCTGTTCCACCATTATTCCCTTCGGGTGGACTAAAACCTCCTACATTACCTGTTCCTTGAGAACAAATTCTTGAACCTCCACCACCAGATCCTCCATTTGAACTTGGTACACCTGGAATATTTCCTGATGGATTTGGCCCTGCTGACCCACCACCTCCACCACCTGATGATGTGATATTTCCAAAAACTGAATTAGATCCTACACCACCACCTGCTACAGGTTCTCCTGGAGGTGTTCCACCACCTCCAACTGTTACTGAATAACTTCCTAAACCTAATTCTTGCGCTGTTCCAATATTTAATGGAGAAGGTCCATAAGTTGAAGCTCTATAACCTCCTGCTCCACCTCCACCTCCACCTTCAGTTCCACCGCCACCACCACCTGCAACGACCATGTAATCTATGTTTACTAATCTTGATGGCCATGTGCCTGCATCTAATTGATCTATTTGTTCATTAAGACTCCAGACTCCTGAAGCTTTATCTAATTCTTTTACTATTACTATTCCTGAACCACCAGCTCCACCATTTCCACCTGATTGATTACTACCACCACCTGCTCCACCTCCTGTGTTTGTTGTTCCACTGCTTCCAGCACCTGAATTTGATCCTGC